CGGCCCATCCAATCCCGCAAGCCCGCCGCACCCAGAATGATGCCCAGCGCGGTGATGATCTGGACGACCGTCGGCGGGGTGCCGTTGATCCACGCGGTGGCGAGCGGGACGAGCGTCGCCAGCACGGTGCCTAAGAACGTCTTGCTGGTGAGGACGGCGGTCCAGTCCGTGTTCTTGGGCGGGGTGGCGGGAGCTGCTGTGTCTAGGGGATGCGGTGCCAGCGGGTGTGGGGCTGACATGAGAGCTCCGGGTCGGTGGGGCGTTCAGTGGAACCTAAGCGTTTGATCTCGGCCGCGAGTACCGACTTGGCCCATGCCTTGATCTCGGCCCGGCTCGCATAGGGGTTGTGCTGGCGGGGGCCGGCGCGGCGGGGGGCGAGGACTCGGCCTAATACGTGGCGTTGCTCATCGGTGATCTCGACGTCGATCGAGACGCGACACACCGTCCCCATCTCACGCCGTTGTCGGGACCGACACCTGAAACCCGCCGTAGTCATCCGTCGTGGCGATGTCTCCGTCCGAGTCACTCTCCGGCAGTCCGATGTTCAAGAGTGCTTTCGGTAACGGCCCTTGGACGATGGTGGCGCGAGAGAGGAAGTCATCGTAGCCCTCCCAGTCTTTCGCGCCGGCGAGCCACGAGTACGAGGCGAGGGCCCAGTTCGTCATCTTCTCGCACACGAAGCCCGACCCGTAGACGCCGACGTGGTAATCCCCGGGGAATCCCATCTCATCGATGCCGCTCGTTGACTTGATGCCGACGAAATAATTGAAGAGTCGCGAGCTGATCGCATCGAACGAGAGATCGCAGTCGACCGCGAAATAGATCGGGGTGAGGGCTGGTTGGCCGATCGCGCGGGCGAGAGCCACGGCCGCCCGCGCATCTGCCTTCCCCTGGTCGGTCGTGAAGTACTCCGCTGTGGTGGGCTCTCCGTTCTCCCACACCGTCCCGATCTTCAATCCCGCGCGACTGATCGCCTGCGCTTCGGCGAGCGTCAGGATCTTGCCCTTGATGTGAGTGAAGGTCGCGAGGTAACGGAAGACGAACGAGATGCCAGCCGCTTTCAACTGCGGGAGCTGCTCGGTCACATCGCCGGCGACGTCAATCCCCGTGGGCATCTCAGTGGGCGCCATTCAGGCGGGCGACTTTCTCGGCGTACAGCTCGCGCACGGCCCTCAGATCCTGCAACGATGTGTTGCCCTCGGCGTACTCCAACACACCGAAAGCGATCGCGCAGTCGAGCGCGAGCCCCACGCGCGCCGCTTCTTTCCGATTCAGCCCCTTGATGGCGGGCAGGCAAAAGTCCGCTTGGAAATCGCGCGGCGCGTCTGTCATCAGTGCGTCATCCCGCTCCCAAGGTACCGCCACCCTAAGTACCACACGACCGCGAGCAAGACCACGTAGAGTGTCACGGACTTCACGACCCACGCGCGCGTAATCACCGGCTTGCTCGGCTTCTCACCGAACATCTCGCTCTGGCTCATCGGCGCGCCTTTGATGCGTCGCATCAGTTGGCCGTACCCGCGCCCCGTCCTGTCTCGCTGTACACGGGCGCCGCCTGTGTCCCGATATTCGTGAAGGATACGTAGACCCGCGTGCCGGCGGCGACGATCGGGAAGGCGCCGCCCACGAGCTTGTACTGCGTGCCGGCCGTGATCGCTCCCAACGCACCGCCCGTCGAGTTGACGATGCAGATGATCATCTCGAACCCGCTGTTGGGGTTCGAGGCCGGGGGGTTGATCGGATTGGCGATCGTGAACGCGCCCGCGATCCCGACGACGAACTGGCCACTCCCCTGAGAGAGGTCCGGGGTGAAGACGCTCGCCACGTTCGGGACCGTGAAGCCCCGGTAGTTGTTGAACGGGAGATCGACCGGCTCGACCGCTACGAGGGTATCGGGGAGCGTCGCCGGCGTGGCCGTCGTGGGGACGACTTCCGACGTCTGGACCTGGGCCAGGTTACCCATGGGCGGGCGTCTCCGCGTCGTAGTCGGTGGGCGTGTGGACGGACGGGGGCGCGGGCGCATCCGCGGGATCTGTGCTCGTCGTCGCCGCCGGCGTGTGGTCTGGGACGAGCACCGTGGCGGGATCGACCGCCGGGGCGGCTGACACCGTGACGAGCCGTCCTTCCGTCACATCCTTGAGTACGCGCGCGGCATCGCGGAACGTCTGCGCCTGCGTTGGGTCGGTTGCATCCCACTGCTTCGCGTTGTGCTCGAGGACGTCTAAGACCACCTGTTCGTCTTTCGTCATAGAGTCGAATCTACCTCAAGCGGGTCAGAATACGAGAGCCGTCACGACCCCAGCCGTGGGACCGGCCGCGCCGCCGGAGCCCGTGATCACCACATCCAAGATCCCACCGGCCGCCGGCGGCGTCATGAGATAGGACCCCGGTGGCGCCGTAAAGAAGTCGACCCCCGTTCCCGCGATCGGGCTCCCGGCTGTGAAGCGGGACGCGGCCGGCTGCGTGGCGGAGTTCAAGTCCAGCAAGTCGGGCACGGCCGCGACGCCGTTGAACCGCGGGGACACCTTCAAGTTGCCGGCCGAAAGGGGCGGGCTCACCACGAGCGAGACGCCGTATAAGCTCCGGGGATGCCCGCCATCCCCGCCGCCGTTCCCCAATGCGAACCCCGCGAGCGGTACGGTGACCGCCCCGGCCAAGTTGGGCACAAACGCCGCGCTGTAGGACTCGAACCCCAGGCCACCAAAGGCGAACCAGTCCGTGTAGGGGTGCGGCGCGAAGTTCGGCTGCTGCGTCGAGACGCCGAACCCCACGGTCTCGTTGAAGCGGCTGATGTGGTAGCCGCCGAGGTTGGCGCCGATCCCGTAGATAGTGTCATACCCACCCGATGCCGCCTGCTGTGGATTCCCGACGACCACGACGTCGACGGGCCCGGTCTCGGCCGCGGCGAAGATGAGTCCCCGGCTCACGAAGTAGGTCGCTCCGGGGTCCGGGTCGGCCGGAAGCTGGATGGTGATCGTGCCCGTAGCGATCTGGGGGATGACGACGATCCACCCATCGTCCTTCCGTATCGAGTAGTTGCCGGTGACGAAGGTTGGCGCTCGGCCCCCGTTCAACGTCAACGGGTTCATGAGCGTCGCGGCGGCTTGGCGGGCGGGATCCGGCATAACAGTGGCTCCTAGATGAGGCCAAAGGCGGTCGTTACGTACCCGGCCATGTGGGCGGCAGAATGCACGAGTGCCGTGGGGTGCACGCCATCGCCGTATTTCGTGGTGTCGTTCTCGTTCCCATCGGTGCCGAAGAAGGGGTCAGCGCCCCATGCGCACCGCACATCGCCATAGATGCCGGGGAACGTGGCGCCGTTGAACCCGGCCAGGATCGTGGCGCGTCCCGTCTGGAACCCGAGCAACGTCTGACCCCCGCCCATCGTGGCGAGGGTGCGCGGTAACGGGTCGCATAGGATGATCTTCGGACTTCCGACGAACCCGCGGACGGTCGACACCAACGTCGAGTACTGCGTCAAGCACTGCGGGCCGGTCAGCTGGTTGGCCGCGAGATCGTTGGGGCTGGCCATGAGGACGAAGATCGTCTTGTTGCGAGCCCTAGCGAACTGGCCCAGGTACGTCAGCGCATCGGCGTTCGCCTGCACGAGCGTGCGCGATGGGACCCCGGTCCCCACGTCTCCCCACCCCAACGCCGGCGCGGTCGTGATGGCGATCGTCGCGTAGTTCAATGCCCGGTCGGGGAGATTGAAGCCGAACGAGATCGAGTCTATCCCGTGGATGACGAGGGTCATGGCTCAACGCTCACGGGTCATTGAGACAGAGCTCGTTGCCGGTCGCCCAGCCTAGAATCGTCTTGATGTCGGCGGCACTCGGTCCGGCCACGGTCGGCGCCGTGAACGTCCCCCACGCGCGGTACTGGTTCGCATCGAACAACGTTCCCGACCCATCCGTGCCGATCGCGAAGAGGCAGTTGCCGGCCGAGGAAGCCGCCGGCGCCGCCACCTGTACGATTGGCAACGGTGGCACGCACCAGAAGTAGTTGGCCGCCGTGCGCCACATGAGGACGAGCGTGCGCTTGCCCCAGAGCGTGCGCTGGCCGGCCGCCGCCTCAGAGCCGGCCGCCACCTGGGCGATCGGATCGACGAAGGCGTTCGACCCGGCCTGGTTGTCGAAGTAGACATAGGCGTCGCCCACTTGCGGGTTGATCGCGGGCGAGTCGCGGGCCAGGAACATACCCGGGATATTGCTCGCCACCGAGATCGACATCGCGAAGTGGAACGTGCTGCGTGTCGCTGGCGGATCCACCAGGGTCAGCACACCCATCATGCCGATGCACGTCTGGCTTAAGTCGAGCGAGGCCTGCAGGGCACTCACGAGACAGGTCGCGGCGCCGTCCGTGGCGATGACGAGGCTTTGACCTGACCCCGAGATCGTCGGTTGCTTGGCGCCGTTCGCCTGCGTGACCCCGAACCCGGGATTGATCGTCCGGCCGTCGGCGACCGCCGAGACCTTGCCGGCGACTTGCGTGACTCCGTAGCGAACCGACGAAAGATTGGACCACGTGATCGATGTCGTCGATGCCGCCAACTGGTCCAGATCATTCCCGGCCTGCGAACCCGATCCTTTGCCGCAGGACTCGCGCGGGATGACGACCGGCAAGGGCTGCTGCGGGATCATGAAGTAGCCCCACCGCGGTGGCCGCCTGGGGCGACGGGGGAAGGGCATAAGAGGGGAACTTACCGCACTAGACGAGTTACGCCGTCCACAACGGCATTACGTAGCGCGTGGCACCGATGAAGATGGCCCCCCATGCCTGCGGCGGGGATGCCGCCGTCGCCGTGCCCGGCGCATTCGTCAACGCGCCCAGAGTTACCGCGCCGGTCGCTACTGTCGCCGTGATCTTCGGTGCTACGGCGAACGTCACCGTCTGCGTGTTGTCGATCGTGAGAGCGGTTGCCAACGCTTGCGGCGTGGAGCTCGACCCGGCGACGACGCTCGTCCGGAAGATGATCGAGCCGCCCGTCCCGCTGCCCGTCGCGATCCCGCCCGCGATCGTGTAGGAAGCGCCCCCGACGTTCAACCCCGATCCGCCCGTCACCCCTTCGACCACGTTCTGCGGAGCTGCGGCGACCGCGCCGTTCCCCCACACGACCGTGGCGCACGGGTCATCCGTCCCACCGATCAGCGTTTGATTCGCGGCGGTCGAGGTGAGGCCTCGGCCGAGCAACCGCGCGCCCGAGTGCTGCGCTTGGCTATTGCCGCCAATGACGGTCGAGAAGATGCCGGCGGCCGTGGCTGACGCGGGCAACGCGGCACCGCCGTTGTTGCTGGACGAGCCGATGACGATCGAGTCGTGGCCCTGAGCGCCGGATCCGCCGACGCCTGACGCCAGGACGATGTTGCCGCCCCCACCGCCCGCCGTCCCGCCGTTCCCCGTGCCGATCGCGATATCGGTCGATTCGGATGCACTCGCGCTCCGGCCGATGGCGATCGAGCCCAAGCCATGTCCGCCACCGAACGATGCGGTCGCCGACCCGCCGACGGCGATCCCGAACGTGACGGCTACGGCGCCGAATCCGACCGCGACCTGGCCGGTCAAGCATGTAGCGCCCTGCCCGATCGCGACGCCGTTGTTCGCCAAGGCCGCGTTCCCGATCGCGACGCCACCGCCTGCGTTCGAGCCTGCGCCGCCGACCGTCGCCGAGACACCGACCGCGACTGATCCGTTCCCCGCATTGACGGCACCAGTCGCGGCTCCGTGTCCGATGACGACATCGTCTTGCGTGTCGGCCGTTGTTGCCGCGGTGCCGATGACGACCTGATTCCCAGCGCCGCCGACAGGGACCGTGGCACCGAACCCGATGACGGTCGCGTGTGGGGTCGTGCTCGGGCCGATCTCGATCTGGTCTGGGGGCCCAGCGGTCAGTCTAAGCGATGCGGAGCTGCTTGCGGTCGCCGGCGAGACGACGGAGACAAAGAGTCCTTGCGCGAGCGTGAAGCTCGGCCCGGCCTGGATCCCGTTCGAGATGATGACCGACTGGGTGCCGAAGGCCATCTAGCCCTCGCGGTAGACGGTACCGCCCTCGACACGCGAGAGGATCTTCATCGACCTTTCCAGTCGAGCGGGCCACGGTCCCGCATCCAGCCAGTCGTTCATCATGGCAAGCGCGGCATCTTCGGCATGCTCCGGCGTATCGACCGCCACGGCCCGCATCTCCCCGGCGCGACTCGACACGACCACGAGATAATCCACGCTACACCCGCACGTTCCCGTAGAGCGCGATCTCGTCCGACTTCAAGTAACTCCATCCCGACAAGGCGCCCCCCACCGTCCATGGGCCCGTGTTCGCATTGTTCTGAATCAACATGTCGACCTGGGCGCCTTGCGGGATGTCGCGTAAGACGAACTCGAAATCAGTCGACTCGTTGGCGGCAATCCGGGGGAAGAATTTAAACGTGAACCCGGAGACCGGCGCCTGGTTGATCCGGATGATGTAGCTCACGTTCTCGGCCTGCGTCGGGTTGTCGATGAAGATGGACGCCAGGCGCAACACCGTGAACATGTTCGGGGGCGGCACGTACACGAGCTCGGGCAGCAAGAGCTGCGCACCGATGATCGCCGGCAACTGCGTCCCCGCCCCGATCGCTGACTGCGTGCTCGTGACGTTCAGGTAGAACTGAAACGCATTGCTGGGCGGGAACTCCCAGACCGGGTGGACTTGGACGGCTGGGATCGCGTTCGGTGGCCCGCCGGGGTTCCCCGGATCGTACGGTGCCGACACGCCATCGGCCGTGGCGTGGTACATCATCTCGTCCAAGTACGCGGACGGGTCGGCCGCCGCGCCGTTGTTCGGCATAGACTGCGGCGGCACGAAGCGCTGATGCTGCGGCGGTGCCATCGCCGAGCGGTTCAACCGCCGGATCAATCCGCTCGTCCGCTGAAAGGCCACGAGACTTAGACCCCGAGGCAGACGACGGTGATCGCCAACTCCCAGAGCGTGTCCCGCACCGAGCGGGCGACGTAGAGCGCGCGCATGCGTCGCGTCACGGGACTAGCGGCGCCCGTAGGCCGGATAGGCCCTCATCATGGGATAGGCACTCATCCCCGAGGAACCGTCGCTCGGGCTTCCCGATCCGTCGCCGTTCCCCGAGTCGGCCGGGACCTGCGTGTACGCCTTGAACCCCCAGTAGGTGAACCGGTAGTTGTAGGCGTTCACCGTGTCCAGATTCGAGAGCACGGTGTTGAGGACCGTCCCCTTCGGGTAGATGTACGCCATCGGCAAGTACTGCGGCACGATCACCGTGGGGATCGACGCGAACGTCATCACGTGCCGCGCCGTCTGGAACATGAACTGATTGTTCAAGGACGAGCTCACGTTGACGGTCGCCGGCGCGAACGACTTCTGGATCAGGTTCGTCGTGTCGGTCACGATCATCGTCGGCAACATGAAGACGAAGTCCGAGTCCGAGTCGATCGTGATCGAGAACTGGACGCTCGAGGCCCCGGCCGCCAGCGGCAGCGCATCGAACCCGTAGGCGAAGGCTTTCTTCAGGCAGAACCAATACTTGCGCGGGAGCGTGCCCAAGAACGGGTTCCCGGGCAGCAGCAAGTCCGAGATGGTCTGCGGGATCGACATCCCAGTAGCAGGGGCTTGCGGCATAGTGGTCAGCGCCCAGAGCGCGAGAGAAAGACGAAAGCGAATGGCGAGACTATGTGAAAAACACATACAACTGGCCGAAGTCGGGCCCCTACCACGACGTGCACGAGACTTCGGGCCCGTGCACGTCGTGTCCTGCACCCGCGATTACAACACGCGGCGGGTCAGCGCGCCCGGCATGCCGATACGCAGGTTGGTAGCTGCGTTGATCGCGTTCGGCGCGCCGGCGAAGATGATGCTCGCCAGGAACGCCTGCTGGGGCGGGATGATGATGTTGTTCCCGATGTAGTAATCCCCATCCGGGAAGCTGTTGCCCACGAACTGGGCCTGCGTGGCGGCCGTGAACGCACCCGACAGCACCGCCACGGGATACCCCGAGGCGTGGAGATACGTGAGCGGGACCTGCACGTACAGCTTGCTCGAGATCGTGAACTGAAACAGCGCACGGGCCGTCGAGAAGAGGATGGCCAGATCCTGCGCCGGGCCGGCCAGCGTCGTGCCCGCCGCACCTGCGGCCGCGATGGCCGGGAGCGACAGCGGATCGAACTGGAAGCTGTTGATCTGGTGGAAGAACCCGGCCGGGAGCTGGCCGCCCTGGTCCAGATTGCCGAGCGTCTTGTCGCTCTGCACCGTCTGGAAATAGTTGAGGTTGGAGACCGTTCCGGCCGCGGCGTACGACTGGGTATCGTAGAATACCCACGGAATAGTTTCTCCTTGTGCACTAAAAAGTGGGGTTGATCTTCCGACCAGGACGGCCTGCGGCAGGGCCTGAACAACGATGCGGAGTGACATAGGAGGCGAGAGTCTGAGTGAGAGAGGGAGTCAGTATCCGATTGATGTCAGGCCGGGCCTAGTGCCCGCCGCCCTGGTAGTAGGCGCCCATGAACGCCGGATCGCCGTGATAGTCGCCGTGCGTGCCGCCGGGGAGCGGTGGGAAGAACCCTGAGGCGACGAAGGCGTCACCCATGCCCGCCATCTGCGGCGCGCCGGGATAGAGGCCCAAGTTCCCCGCGAGCGACGTCGGGATCAAGCTCTCGACGACCGACAGCACGGTGTTCAGGAACCCGCCCATCACGAGCATGCGGGCGTGCACATCCGAGACGCGCATCTTCTTGGCGACGACACCGAGCAAGACGCTCGTACCGAGCCGCTTCAGCGTGTCGATCGGCATCAGCCCCAAGATCTCGGTGGTCGAGCTGTCGGTGATCGGGATGAGCGAGCTGCCTGCCTGGGCGGCGAGCCACCCGCCGGCACCGAAGAGCGAGTCCACGGCGCCGTTCATGACCGTCGACGTCACGTCCTTGACGATCCCCTTGCCCATCCCCATGAAATCCGGGTTCCGACGGCGACGACGGTTGTGGCGGCGCTTCCGGTTCAAGGCGACCGGATAGGCGTTCCGGCGACGGGTCCGAGCATGCACCCGGCGGTGCGACGACGCATTGTGGCGACGGCGCCGCTTGTGCGTTGCGTGATGCGAGTTGGAACGACGGCGGCGACGGGTAGCCACGGAAACCCTCCGGCGGGAGTGAGAGACGTTCGTGCGACGACGGGTGTGCGCGCGACGACGATTCGAGCGGCGCGCGGGCGCGGTGCGCGCAGATGTCCGCGCGTGGGCGCGGCGGCGGTTGGTGCGACGGCGCTTGCCACGGTTCGCCTTCCGCTGGTGGGCGGCGAGCGCGGCGCCGTGGAGCTTGTTCCTTTTGCGGCGACGTTTGGCCATTAGAGAGTTCCGGCGGGAAGGTGAACGGGACTTTCGCGGACGATTGCCGAAGACGACGAGCGCGGGGTTATTGACCCAGGAGCGGCCGGTCTCATCGGTGAGCCAGAGCGGGACGCGAGAGGCCATGTCACCGGACCGGTCCACGCAAGAGGATGGATCCATCCGACAAGAGCACGGCTTCGACGCCCGTGTCGTCTTTCAGTCCGCGGAGCATCAGCGTGTCCCCTCGTTCTTTCGGCTCGGGCGGTTCTTCGTGCTCGCCGTAGCCGAAGGCGTGGACGTAGGGCACGCCATCATCATCTCGGAGATAGAGGACGGCTTGGACGTTGTGGGAGATGATGATGCCCTTGCCGCGTGGGGGATTGCCGACGACGACGAGCGCCGGGTTTCGCACGCGCACTGGACGAGCTGCTGAGCGGGAGCGCACACGTCAGCGCCTCGACCGGTTACGCCGGCGGTTATGACGACGGCGATAGTTCGTCGCGACGGACGGCCGCGATGCGGGGATCAGCTTGCCCACGCCCGAATACCCGAGGAGCACGAGCACGAGTACGCCACCCACCGCCCAGTAGACCCACGACGGGACGCTGGGCACGATGCCCGGCGGGATGATGGGAGGGGTCGTACCGGCGCCCGTCTGCGTCGCGATATAGGTGGCTGGATCTACACCGGCTGGCACCGTCAGTGATCCCTGATTACCACTAGAATCGGTGTAGTTGATGTTCGTCGAGCCATCCCCATTCGTGCCAGTGACGACGTAGCCGCCGCCGGCTTCCGGCGCGTTGCTCGGTAACCCGCCCGCAACATTCTCTGCCCAATTAATGAGGCCAGTGAATGGATTTTGTCCCATGAATCTCGGGTACGCGCGCATCATGGCCTTGCGTCGACGCCCGAATCCCGAAAGCGCGCCCTGCGTGTACGGCGCCACCATCGTCATCGCGTGGCTCTCCGGCGTTTCCGGTTGTGCCGACGACGCCGCCGCGGGTTACTCGAGGTCGTGTGATGCACGGTGGCACTTGCCGACGCCTTGGAGCCTCGCAGCAGGAAGAATCCGCCGATCAGCACCGCGGGCAGGAACAAGGGAGACGAGAAAAGCCCCGAGAGTCCCGCCGGCGCGATCGGGTTCTGCCCGACGATCACCGCCTGGCCCGTCGTCGGGTCCGTCCCGTACACGACGCCCGATGCGGCTACACCCGTATACGAGGGCTTCAAGCTATTCACGTTTTGCCAGCCCTGCGTCGCCAACATCTGCAAGGCTTGCTGGCTGTACGTCCTTGTCGCTTGCGGGTTGTTCTGCTGAACGTTGTTGACCGGGTCGAAAAGATTGCCGGCCATCGTGTAGAGCTCGATCACCGCATCGACCGAGGCCGCGGAGCCCGGAGACGTCATCGCGGTCTCGTAGATCGAATACACGTGCGCTTGCCGTTCCGCATCCGCGCCCGTCGCCGGGTTCCCGCCGAAGATGGACGACAACGTCGACACGACGCCCGACGCGATCGAGCCCGCGCCAGGCACGCCGATCGCCGCACCGGCCGCGTTTCCGGCCGTCGTGAGCGCGGCAGTCGAGCTGGACGATGACGAGCTGCTGCTCGTCGGGCTGAAGAGGCTCGTGAAGTCGAACCCCTGTCCCATCCCGCGCATCATCGGGTAGGCGCCCATGTGCCGGCCGCGTAGGAACCCTCTCCGCGCGACGGGGCGCGAGACCACCATCTGGTGCATCGTCATGACGTCGCCTTCATCGGGTCACCAAGTAGAGACCGCCGGCAATAGCCAGGATCGTGAGCCAGGGAAAGGGCTGCGCCGCAGGCGCGACGCTCACCGGCCCACCACCACCACCGCCGCTGTTGTCAACGGTGACCGGCGGCGGCGCGGGAGGAGCTCCAGTCGTATCCGTGATGCCAGGCCCCGAGATCGGGCCCGTGAGGATAGGCCCAGAAGACGGCGGGATCTGGTAATTCACATAAGTCGGCGGCAACGCGGGCGGAGCTGCGGGCGTCGGGGCCTGCGTCCTCGTCCCAGTCACCACCGGCTTCGGCGCGGGCATGACCGGCACCGGGATCGTGAGCTTTGGGGCGCCCGGCATCGAGATGGTGACGGGCTTCGTGGGGACCGTGATCACAGGCTTGGTCGGTGCGCCGCTCGGCGCGCGCGGGGCTTGCATCGTCGAGCGCATGATGACGGGCGCTTGAAACGCGACGCCGGCACCCATGCCACGGGAGCGGAAGGTCCGCCGGCCGACTATCGGCACACGACCCGCTCAGGGCCTCTAGAAAGCCGCGAGCCTACACCTTGATGACCATCTCCCTTGAGATGCACGGCGGTAATCCCTGTTGTGCTCGCGTGATGTCCACGTCGACCACTGGGCCGCCGCCGCCCAGATGTGCCGGAACGCCTAACTCCGTGAAGACATGAGCGAAGGGGGCTCGTTTGTCAAGAAACGAGACAGCTCGGAACTGGACAGATAGTCCCACCGAGTACGCGATAGCACCTGAGAACGTAGCCACGTCATCGCAGTCGCACCGGATGCGAAGACCCGCCAGGGCGAGCCGTGCCAAGTACTCCGGCTGGTACAGCAGTTCTATGCCTGGGGGGTCGTTCTCGAAGTCGATCGAGCGTTCACACCAGGCGCGGATCTGGCGGGCGCGGTGCTCGAGATCTACTGATGATCGGGTGCGTTCTGTACTACAAACGCTAGCGGTGAGTGTACGGACGTAGCGATTCCGAGAACCCCATCGGACGAGGTTTCGCATCTTCCCCAAGGTCCGCATCCGGCCCAAGTCATCATCGCCGATCCAGTCGTGGGAGAGAACGCGGGGGGCGGGCACATCCGGACAATCAGGGGGCTACGGGCTCGGCGTCAAGTAAGCTGAGTTGGCAGCGAGCACGAGCCAGAGCCGCGCTGCAGGCCGGGTTGAGCCACACGACTTCGGTCCGCTTCACATCTGCGATCGATCGCGTGCCGTGACATCCGTTATCGGCCGTGGCGGTCGTTCGGTCGCTCTCCCAATCGCTGTAGAGATCTGCGTAGAGCGGGCAGTCGTAGCCGGAGACAACCACCATGCCGACGACCCCATGGAGGGCCACTGAGGCCTCCCGATGCTCGGTATCGCTCATCTCGTGCCGATACCGCCCTTTGCGCCGCAACCCCTCCCGCCTCGAGGCCAGGGGATACGGGGGATCCACGTAGTAGAGCGTCCCCGGATCATCGTGGTCCTCGAGCAGCTCGATCGCGGGTTGGCATTCGACTACAACACTGGCGAGTCGATCGACATAGCGCGGGATCTGCGCCGGCCACCGCGCCCAGTCCATCGCCGGCGTCGTCCCCACGCGATTCGCGCTAAACCGAAAGCCGGTCGGTTTCCCCTGCGCGCCGCCCGAACCGATCCCCATGTACGCCCGGACGATGAGGCGCCGCGCGCGCTCGACCGGATCCCGCGTGGATTTTCGCGCCAGATCGAACTCGGCACGAGCGAAGGGTGTCAGCTCACAGAGTCGACGGAGCTTTGCGGCCGATGCTGGCGCCTGCAGTATGCGAAAGAGGTTGACCACATCGCCGTTGATGTCGTTGATGATCTCGCCGTAGCTCCGTGGCTTCTGTAAGAGTACGGATCCAGCGCCGCCGAACAGCTCGACGTACGTGCGGTGCGGCGGAAAGTGGGAGATGATCCACGGCGCGAGTCGCCACTTGCCCCCGTAGTAGCGCATCACGGGCCGCGTCGGCGCTGTCACCGCGTATTCCCTACGGGCTCGGCGTCAAGACGAGACATCGGGGGTGGACCGAGAACGGTCAACGACGGGTGCGCGCGGGCTAAGCCTGAGCGCCGCCGCGAAGTGATAGCGCCAGAACCACGCGTGCATCGCGAGCCCGGGGCCGCCGGTCAGATAGTGTTGCGTATCGAACGAGATGTCGAACGAGATCCGAAACCGCCCGCCGTCCCAGCGTCCGCCCCAGGCTGATAACACACCCTCCCGGTTAAAGAAAACGCGGGGGCCGTTCGCGGTGTGCTCGCCGAAGATGAGGGGTTCATCGCCGTAAAAGCCCGATCGCGCGCGCTTCGTCCGGAAGAACACGGAGTTGCTGACGCCGGGGATCGTTGTCGTTGATCGTTCTCGGTCCACCCCTAGTTGTTCATTCACTTTCGTCCTCACCCTCATCCGTCTGGCTCAGATCCTCTCGTCCCGCTTGTAGCATCATCTCCACCCACACCGCATACGGCTGAAACTCCGGAAAGGCTTTGACGAACTGCGCGCCAAACGTCGAGTCGTCGATGAGCGGCGCGGCCACTTCCAACTGGTCGTTGAGCTCGAGCCGTGTCAGCAGCAAGTCGGCGCACGCCTTCGGGTCTTTCCCCCGCTTGGCGTAGTCCAGAAACTCACCGACGAACGGCTTTAAGAACGGCGCCCAGATGGGCATAGAGGGATCGGTGACGGGACCGGTAACGACGGCTGCTGGAGTGACACCCGCGGCGGATGCGACGGCCTCGGGCGGGACGTACATCGTGGGAGCGGGAGGCGGCGGGGGTAACGAGGGCTGACCGTTCGGCGCTCCGGGCGCAGCTCCGTTCGCGGGCTGGCCCGTCGCTGGTGCAAGGCCACGGCGCACGAGATCCGCCCGTACGTCGAGTTGCTTCTCGTAGAGCCGCAAGAGATCCGGCGCCGTCGCTTTCAAGAACCCGAAGATCGAGTCGTCCGTAGGATCAGCCGCGGGCGTCCCTGGCGCATGGCGTCGGACACGAGCCTCGATCCGGTCGTAGAGCGACATCGCCTCGAGCATGGCGCTCGGCGGTTCTGGTGCACGGGCCGTCGCCTTGGCGGTCGTCTCGTAGAGCTCGCGCGCGATCTCCATCGGGTCTTTCCGCTTCTCGATCAGCGCGACGATGAGCGGCATCAAGTCCGTCTCTTTCCGCTCCGGCGTGTGGGACATCTTCTCGATGAACGCCATCATCATCTGCGTCTGCATCTGCTGCATGCCCTGCGAGGCTTGGAAGAGCTGCAGGATGCCGGCTTCGATGAGATCCCCACCGCCCAGGCGGCCCGCGGACTTGCCATCGCCATTCGGGGCCGGGGTTGTTGCTGCCTTCGCCGCGGCGGGTGACCACGACGGGAGTTTCGGCGGGTAGACCGTCTCGTCGATGTCGAACGTGACGGAGCCCTTGTACTGAAACCCCCCGTGTTTGCTGGGCGCGTACTTCTGGCCGTAGAACTTCCCGCCGCCGAACTCCTCAGTCACCCAGTCGCCATCGACCGTGTTCGCATCGAACTTCCCAATGCGGGACTTCTGGCCGGTGCGTCGGTTGGCCCGCCACAGAATGACGTACGCCGCGCGCGGATTCGCCTCGTCCATGGCGCCGAGCTCCGCATCGGCCGCCCTTTCTTCCGCTGTCGGGGACTCCGTCTCTGGTTCCGTCTCAGGCGCGACGGTGACCGTTACCCCGCCCCCGTCAGGCACCGACCCCACTTTGACGGCCCGTTTTCGTGGCATCTCAGGCCTCCGCTTTCTGCCCGAGCGTGGCTTCCATCTGCTGCGCGAGCTTGTTTCTCGTGATGAGCCAGTTGGCGCATGCCAGTTCTAACGCCGCCGCATCCAAGAAGACGACCACCGGCTTTAACGCGAACTTGTTCGGCAACTGGGCGATGAAGTAGCCGGCTTTCTCATCTGAGATTTCGAGCATCAACTGCGCCTGCTGCGACATGTCGTTCGCCTTTAAGCACATCTCGCGGAAGGCGGCAGCGTCTGGCAACGCGGGTTGCTGGGACATGAGAAAATCAAACCTGTGGGGGTAGACCGAGAAGGGTCAACGACGGGGGCGAGATCGGTATAGCTGACGCGCGTTTCGATGGTGAGCGTGGCGCGGTACTTCATGGCTGGGGCGGTGTGGGGGCGATGGCGAATCTCGCGATTCCCTGGTCGCACCGGGCGCAGATGATCGAGATCTCGCCCAACTCAGTGTCGACGTATGCCATCGTCGCGGCCTTTGGATGGCATCGCTGCTTGAGAAAGATCCGGCAGTCACGGTGCGTGCATCCGGGTTCGTTGCACTTCAACTGGCGCGCGTCGGCCAGATACAGCGTTCTCATACGTGCCCCGCGTGCTGAATGCAGTACGTCATAGCCAGGATGATAGCCGCGATCCCGAGGCTGATGAGCAAGCAGCCGATGCCTTCCCAGAGATCGCCCTTGTCAGAGCCATCGCTCACGCCTTTTTCACCTGTGCCCACGCGATGATGCGCCGACGATCCTCATCCGATCCCCATCCATGTTTGGCGGCGAACTTCACCAAGAGACGAGCCAATTCGACGCAGTCATCAAGTTCCAACACTTCCGACTGCGCCAACGACTTACCCACGAGCCGCAAGGCGGGCCGGGTATCCGGCGCATCGCTCAGGTCCCAGACCGTCAGCCGGCCGATCGTGGCGAGGTGCCTAGCCATTCGATTTTTGCTCGCCACGCCGCTTCGCGTCGGCCATGATGTCGTCCATCGACACGCCCGCACGTGCTTGACGATAGGCGATCTCGGCGCTCGTCCAGAACGCATCATCCGAGAGCATGGCCGCGAGCTTCTCTCGGAAGACGGGCTGTTCCGCTTCGGGCAGTAGGAAGTAGAGGCCGGCGGCGAGCACGCCGACCATCCGGAGCATCTGATCGGCTCGTGCACTGGCCGTTGACTCTTCTTGGTCCATCCCCCTAGCCCTCATCTTTAACGGCTCTCGGCCACGGCACCGATGCCACATCCAGATCAAACCTCACGATCACTCGTGCCTGCGATGGGCCCTTAAGCCCTACGGTCACCGACTGCACGACTCCTGTCTGCGCTGCTTTGTTCGCTACGTCGAGCGCCATCTGTAAGACCAACGGATCGACATCGACGGAGCCTATGGGGCCGGCGAATGAGATGGGGCTGGCGTAGCCCTTGGCGTAGAGGCCTTGGGGGTCGGGCAGCTCGCGGGCGCGGCCGGGGTCCAATGGCCGCGCCTCGCGCCCACTCATGATCTCGTCGACCTGCCGGTCGATTTCCGCATCTGACGACTTGCCTTTCATCCGTCTCGCGTAGTCGTCCATCGACTCTCCCGGTTGGGGATAATCAGATGGGACTGCGAGCACGGGCTCAGGCGCCGTGTACTCGTACGGCCGCTTGGCGTGACAGACCGGGCACTCGTCGACTAAGGCGCTGTTGCGATTCTCTCCGCACTGGCAGGACCAGGGGGCGGGCTGGGGCGTGAAGGGCACGGCGGTCGGGGGCGGGATGGGTTGGCCGTCGACGATGTTGTCGAGGCCTGTGGCTTCTTCGTAGGGGCCGACAAGCACGCCGCGCCTGCCCGCCCGCTCGGTGCTCATCTCGGCCCCTGCGAAAACTTCCTCGTGCGCCTGGGCCTTGGCGATCGGCGCCGCCTTGACTTTGCGGTTGACCGTTCTCGGTCCACCCCTGGGCTTTGATTTCATATTAGCGAGAGACCGTGATCGCGAGCGCCCGCCACGTGAGATGCAGATTGAGATGCCAACTGTGGTTGGGGCCATGCCAGAGGGCGAAGCTCCACCACGCGCGGTCGCCGGTCAACCGATACCATTGGAATTTCCATTTCACCGAGCCACCGAGCACGCGACGTACTTACCTGATGTGGAATACGCGGGCGTCCGTCCTTCCGCCAAGTAGTGTATCCCCACTGAGTCTTGGAACCGCCAGACGGTACAATCACCAGCTTGAAAGATGCGGAACCCACGGACGTGCTCGATCGGGCCCGACGTCGTATCGGTGGGAATGGCGTGCATGCGAGGGAGTGGCCTGCCTTCGGCTAACGCGGAATCCTCGGCAAGCTCGCGATCGGCTGCGGCGCGCTCCCGGTCTGGGTCGCCGCCACACGACTGCCCGATGAACAACCCAGCCACCGTGCACGCCGCGACAACGACGTAATTGATGTATCTCACGTCACCGCCCAGGTCAGGAAGAGGATGGCATTTGCCGTCGCCGCCCCGTAGCAGAACCACGCGGCAGCCCGGTAGACGAGCTGCCGATGATAGATGCTGATGGGGCCAACTCCACGGCGAGAGATCTGCCGATATCTCCAATGACACAAAAACCCGCTCGCGAGCGGGATGAGAATGCAGAGGTAGGCCCGGACGGTCATCAGTCGAGCGGCTGGTAATTGTGCTTCTGGAGATACTGCCAGAGCTGCGCGGTGTGCTCGTACCAGAGGATGTCGCCGCCCGGGAGCGTCAACTCGTATTTCTGTCGCTGGTGTTCAAAGCGCAGGAACGCCCGCCCGGTCGCGTTCGCGTAGATCCCTGAACGCATGTGGGATTTAATGACATTCACCGTGAGCCCTTCGCTCATCGCGTTGTACTTCCCATCCCAGTCGGCGAGGAACGCGCGCAGCATTTGGACGCCGGACTCGGCGAGCGCTTCTTTGCGCACGACGATCGTCCCGCTGCCATAGCCGTCGATGACGGTCACCTCGTAGAGATCCAACTGGGGGGCCTTCACTTCGGGGCGTCCCTTGGCGGCTCATCGCTCGGCGCGATCTGATCGACCTCGTCTTTCGCTTCCCCTTCGTAGTCTCTCGGGATGGGCAACGACTTGGTGCTCCGTTGGGACTCCAATTCCCCGCCCCGCTTCGTCATCCGGGCCACCACATCGCGCCGCGGCCGGATCAGGCCCAACGCCTCGTAGATGCACACGCCGGGCTTTGGTGCATCCAAGAACTCGGCCGCCTTGTCGAGCGCGTCGTCGTAGGTCTCCAGCTCGTCGGAGATGAGCGAGCCGTCCGTCGAGACGACGATAAAGCCCTTGCCTTGCAGGTTGCGCATCGGTCGTAGCTCTCCCTCGTGTGATGGGCGGTTGGTCCGCGTGACGGGGTCCCAGACGACGCCGGATGGGAGCGGGAGCCCGTTGTCGTCGTACTGGACAAGCGCGTGTGATCTCACCGCGTCGCTCTCCCGCACGCCACCGTCAACGCGTCTCTCCACTGCTCCTCACGGACGCAGTTCGCACTGGCCGTTGACCGTTCTCGGTCTATCCCTGAGAGATCTTTCGTGCATTGATGATCCCAGCCCAGCACGTAGCCGAAGATGCCGGAGATGAACGAGACCAACAGGAACACGCCGAGCAAGCCGAAGTCGAAGGGCCGATGTCTCATGGCTTGGCTCCGGTATCGGGCTGACAGACGAGCTGCCACCCACTCGGCGGGACGAACCCCAGCGGGCACGGCCTGGCCGGCTCGGTCGGATGGGACGCGCACGCGGTGAGGAGTGCGGCGAGCCAGAGTGGTCGTCTCACGCATCTCCCGCGTCGTTTCCACCAGTCGAACGAGTGGAGCTTCATGTGACACCCATCGCTGCCACCACAGTGTGGTCGCTAAGCACGCGGCGGAGATCGTTGACCGTGCGGGCGATGACCTGATACGTCGCCGAGCCCTCCATGCTCAGCCGCGGGGCCTTCGTCGTTGACCCTTCTTGGTCCACCCCTGATGTGTTGTCAGCCATTGCCCTTCTCTCTCAGATCCGTCAGGTGATACGACGGCTCGGCGATGACCTGTAGCTTGTAGACGTACGCCGCCCGCCCCCACGACCGGGCCCACGTCCGAGCGCGCGCAATAGCTTCATCCAGATCGCGGGCCATCATGTCGCGCATCGGCTCGTTACTGTCGGCGTGGTCCACGAGGACGGCGTACGCGAATGCGCGGTCCGGGAGCTGACACATCAGGACCCCGCCTCGGCCCGCACGCAGTCTCGTCCGCACTTATGCCGCATCCCATGCGTGAGGTACCGGTCGAGCGCGCGCCATGAGAATACGCGCGCGATGTGCGCACGGGAGTGGCACACGACGATGTCGAACGTTCCTGCCTCGTTCCGGAAGACATCGACCGCCGCGCTATCCTGATAGCGGATGACGGTCTGTACGAGCTCGCGTGGCATGGTCGTCAGGTCCCCGCCCCTGATGGCGCCCCGCCGCCGGCGTACGGCCCGGTGCCAGTCATGACGCCACCGCCGGCGTAGATCGTCCCCGCCGCGTACTGCTCATCGCCACGCAGGTGTGCTCGGATCATCTCGATACGTTCGGGTGAGAGTCGAACCGCTTCGCCATTGCGCGAGAGGTAGGACTCAGCCCGCGCGATGTCCGCTGCGTAGCGCTCGGCTGAGTGGGGGTAGGACTGGGGAACCGCCTGTATGTTCTGCATTGCCGTCATCCTCGCATCTGGTAGTGGGGTGGCTCGGGGTTTCTCGGCCCCCTACGCCATGAGAATCGCGTTGTCCGCCTCAGTATCCGCAGCAAGAGACGTTAGGCCTGCGGTCCGCGCGCCGAGATCTCAGTTTGCCGTCTTCTCCTCTACAGACGATCCACCGTTCGACTGGTCACTCCCCCAGAACTCATCGAACGGCACCCCCACGTACTGGGCGATCCGATCCTTGAGCCCCGCGCTCCCGGCTCGTGTGCCTTTCAAGACATCGGTGATGTGCGTCACCGTGTAGTCCCATCTCCGGCATACGGCGGCCTGACTTTCTCGCTTTGCCTCGCAGCTCGCCTTGAACATCAACCGCCGTTCGTTTCCCGTCATGGGCTCCTAGTCTACACAGTATAGACGGTTTGGCAACCACCCGGTCAGAATTACTGTCGCCAATAAGGCGACAGTATCGAGTCTAAACGCGTGCGCGAAAAGGTATACCTGCGCGAAAAGCGCGAAAAGCGCGAAAAGGGTCTAACTCGTTGCGGCCCTAAGAGATCTTTTCGCGCAAAACTACAGATGAGATGTGCGCGAAAAGGGGGGGATGGGGGGGGGGGTATATGGCTTATTGCGCACTATTCGCGTGTTTATTTGCGCGAAAAGATGTCGTTGATACGTAAGCACTTAAGACCTTTTCGCGCTTTTCGCGCTTTTCGCGTACACTTTCATTCTCATTTTTCGGACAGTTCTCGTGCGATCCACGTTTCGACGGGTCGGCCTTTTGTTTTCGCAAAAATTCGGCTCGCGAGCGCGCGCGACTCCAAACTGCGCAACGCCTGCTCCATTTCGGCTGACGACACCCGTCGGTTCAACGCGGCCCCCAACCCACTCCGTGTGATCCCCACCTTTCCTGCAGACCGTATCGTTTCCAGTAATTCGTCCGCCCTTCTGTCTACTTGGTTGAGAGTAGTAAAGAGGTACTCCACGGACTGAACGACGTAGCGCCAGACGGCCAGTGCCGCCTCGAGGTGGGGGACGCGAATCGAGGTCTCCCGATCCAACGTCGCATAGATGATCGACAGGCGAACGACCTGGGCGGTCGCACGGCTCAACACCTCCCCGAGCTCGCCGGCGTACCCATCCGTCAGCTCGTCGTACATCGTCTCCCAGAGCGCGTTCGCGTCGGCATCGCGCGCCATCTCGACTTGCCCCATCATACTCGCGTTGAGCATCTCGCGAACGACCTGGCCGAGGTCGTACACCTCGCGATCGGGAACCACCCCGCCGTGCGGTCGGCGTTTCGATCTCCGGCTACAGGCCAGGCAGAAGCGGTTGAGTAACCCGTTCGAGATCTCCGTCTTCTGAAGCCGGACCCGGAGCTCCGTGGGGGTGATGTGCCCAATCAAAGCGACGTGCGCATCGGTCGCGATCAGCGGCGTGGCCTTGGTCATCGTCCGGAAGTCGCCGGAGTCGAACGCCTGACGGAGCCGGGCTGAGAGAGTGTTGCCGTCCCGGTCGAGCGCCCGGAGCACGCTCGCGAATTCGGTCTCGACGCAGAGGAGCCGCTTATCGACGACTCCCGGGTCTTCCTGTGTGGCGTCCCGCACCGCGTTGATGAGCCCCTCGCCCGAGGCCAACCCCATCGCGACGTTCTTCCGCATGAACTCGGGGAACGCCTCGGCCATGATGCGCCGGACCTGGCTGTACGCTGTGCCCTTCCGCCCGCTCGACGTGTCGCCGACGATCAGAAGAAAGAGGTTCCCGCAATGCCTACTCCCTTCGATCGGCATGTAGCGCCGTCGGCCCACCATCGCGCCAGCGACCACCAGGAAGTGCAGTAGGATCGCGGCCGGGTCGGCCTCTGAGTACGGTGCGATCGACTCGACCACAGTGCCGGCCAGCCCGCGGAACGCCGCCTCTCCCAATGGCTCGGGCCATCCCGGGAGTGGGTCTTCCTGGGTCTCGGCCTCTTGTTCTTCACGGTATCGCCGGTTGGCCTCGTAAATGTCCGGTCGCTTGCCGTTGCCCTGCGCCACGGCCTACCCCTCCACGGGTGGGGGCACCAGCGGCAGCGCGGCCTTGCGTTTGACGGCGATCCGCATGAGGGCTTTTTCATCGTCCTCGGGCGTCTCGTTGTCGGTCCATGTGAGCGCGCGGCAGGTGAGCGCGTAGAAGGGCTCCCACTCTTTGGGGAACCGGCGATGCAAGAGCAGCCACTCGGCCGCGGCCTTCATGAGCGGGTCCGAGAGGTCGCGGTCGATCAGGACGTGCGGCCGGGTGGTGTCTTCAAACCCCACCGTTCGGGCGAGCGAGCCCAGCGCGTGCAGCTCGTCAGGATCCAGTTTTGTCCAGTCGAGGAGCCGGGTCGTGTCTTGGTTCTGGTGTTGATGCTTTGCCATTGCCATCTGGGATAGAGTGTGAACGGGTGGCGCGCTCATGCGCCCGGTGGACGGTCATACGGGAGCACTTGAACGTTCGTGCGATGGCCGAGATCGACATGTTTCCCGCCCCTACGAGGGCCGCTACGGCGCTCGCCTGATCCGCAGTGAGGACGCACGGCCGGCCGCCCAACTGGCCCCTGGCGCGGGCTGAGGCTCGGCCCAGCGCGATGCGCTCGCGGGTTAGGTCCCGCTCGAACTCGGCCAGGATCGCGAACAGGTGAAAGACGAGCCGGCCGGTGGCGCTCCGTGTGTCGATCGACTCGGTCAGGGACCTGAGCTCGACGCCGCGGTCGGCCAAGCCCTTGGTGAGATCCAACAGGTGGTGGAGGGAGCGGCCCAAGCGGTCGAGCCGCCAGACTGTCAAGACATCGCCCGAACGGACGAACTTGAGCGCTTCATCGAGGCCGGGGCGTTGAGCTTTGACGCCCGAGATCGTATCGGTGAAGACCTTCTCGCATCCGGCCGCCTCGAGCGCATCGTATTGGAGGGCGTGATGCTGATCGGCGGTCGAGATGCGCGCGTAACCCACGAGCATCGGACCTTCTGAGCGAAAGAGGAGTGTGACAGGTTAGGGGCGGTCAAGATACCCCTTCACACCCGTTCCGCAACCGAAGGGACGCCACGCTCGAAACGTCTAACTTCTGAACAATGATGGGTTGACTCTAGAGCTGGGATTGCCTACCATCCCTGTCGCCATCTGGTCTTCTTGCGTGCTGCTCCAAACTCCCGCTCATCAACGGATCGCCGACTCCGTCTGATGGGCGGTTGAGTTTACGGCACAGATTTTGGGGTGGACCGAGAACGGTCAACGGCCAGTGCGTTCGATCCCGCGTCGCGGCGACCAGACCCACGGATGCACGATGGCGGCCTTCGGCACATCGCGCGGGTTCCATCTCAAACACACGAGCGCGAACATCGCCGTGCGCGACGGGCGGATCTCGATAATCTCGTAGGCAACCTTCGGCCGACGTGCCGCGAAAAACTCACCGACTTGCGGCCGCTTCCCTTCCCACCACAGCGCGCGGACTCGCGTGATCCGCTTCGGCGTGTATCGTGCCTTACCCGCGCGCGCGGTCACACAATGCAGTGCTCGCGCCCGCAGTTCTCACAGTGCCAGAGTCCATCATCAGGGAGCCCTTCGATCTCGGTCAGCTTCTCGTTGCTCTGCACGTGACCGCAGCCGCCGCATTTCCGTTCACAGCGTCGGATGCTCCGGCGGGTCTCGTGCATCTGGGCGCGGCGCTGTTCGGGGGATTGTCTCACGGCGGGCCGTACTTCGATGTGTCGCCTTCGTAACCGGCGATGTCCGTCTCGCCGAGTGCTTCTCGTTCATGGGCCTGGCACAACTGCATCGTGGAGTCGCCCACGCTGACGGGGCGGGTCTCGGTCGAGAGGCATCGCAGGACATCGCCCTCGAAGTGGGTAGAGCCCGGCCTCAGTTCGTCCAGCGCCACCAGAAACACACAGCGCTTACCGTTCACCGCACGTGGACCGGCGAGTGAAAGTACACCGACCCATAGCCGATCAGCGCCAAGATGACGAACACGAGGGCCAGCAACGAGCAAGATCATACGCCACGTGGGGCTCGGCAAGATGAGGAGCACGAGAATGACGATAAGGAGCGCGAACGTTGCGAGCGGTGCGTTCATGGCTTTGCCCTCTCTAGCCGCCGGCGATGCAGCGCTTGCACCGCGGGCTGTTCGTTGAGCGAGTCCCGAAAGTCGAGGATGGCCCCGCGGTCATCGCGGACCGTCGCCATCACTTTGAGTGCGGCCTTGTCGTAGTTGAATGGGTAGAGCCCGTGGGCTTTCGCCGCATCGATGAGATTGGCTAAGCAGTAGGCGGTCTCGGGGTCTAACGAGGTCTCGATGTCCTCGACGTCGAAGACCGGCTCTTTGGTGAGGGCGATCGGCTCTTCGATGTCGTCAGGCATGCACCGATCCATCGCGCACCGTCAGTACCGTTGGCGTGATCTCCACGATGAAGGCGCCGAGCAAGTGTGTCCCGTGCGGCCGCGAGATCTCGCCCAAGTGATCGAGCGCTTTGCGCAGTGCCACGTCCGCGTACTCGGTGACGATCGCGTCTGAGAAGACAATGCCGCCCGACACGGCGTGCTTCATGCGCACCCAATAACCGGCGACGGTCTCGGGTTCCTCATTCTTCGCTGGCATCCTCTTCCTCGTCCTCTTCCCCGTCGCACTCGGGGCAGTGCTCGTCGAGCGTCTTGCCGTGGTCGGCCAGGTCCGCATCGGGCCGGAGCCCCGCAAGCTTGGTGCGCCGAACGAACATCAGGGACGGTCCCCACGCAACGAGACATACGAGGTCATCGGGTCGCTCAACGTCGAGATCATCGAGGCTTTCGTCTTCCGGGTCGACGTCTGACATGACGATGCGAAAGGTGCCCTCGAACGCCGAATGCTCGGGGATCGTGATCGTGCCATCGCGGAGCGGGGCAAAGTAGTCATCATCGCGGCGGTAGCCGCCCTGCCCGTCCGGGACCACGCGGCGGAAGTGCCCATCGTCGCCGAGCACGAAGTCCCCGGTCGGGATGAAGATGGCCCCATCACCGTCACCGACGCGGACGAATATATCCGAGTAGTGCGGGGCGATCGTCGGGCGCTGCTCGTCATCCATGCGGCACCTCTTCATCTGCCCATCGCATGAGACCACAGGCGGGGCACTGGAGCAACGTGCGGTCGACGATCCGGTCTTCGTCATCGTCGCGGATGTGGCGCGACAGGCCGATGTCTTCCCACTCCGCATGCGGGCACGCCGCCTGCGCCGCCTTCGCTCTCGCTTCCGTCGTTTTTGACCGTTCTTGGTCCACCCCTGATGTGTTTTCCATCGCTCAGTCACTTTCCTGGGTGGCGCCGTACATCAAGTGCTTCAAGGTCTCGGCCAGAATGTACTCGGCTGGGCGATACGGGGTTTCGATCGTGTAGTAGTCGCCCCGCTGGGCGATGAACACGATGTCGCTCCCGTGGTAGGAGCGGCCGGCGAGACGCCACTTGCCAACCGCTGTGCCTTTGACACTCATGGGGTGGACCAAGAACGGTCAACGACATGAGTCAAGTCGCCGACGATTACATCGTGCATGACCGTGAACGACACGCAGTCCGGGCAGCTCGGGCGCGCGACGCGGTGGGTCCGCTTCCCGCCGACGATGTCGACACCGACGATCGCCCCAGTCTCGTCCAGCGTGGGCCAGATGCGGTCGTCCTCGCGTAGTAGGAACGGCAGCGGCAACGGCTCATCCATGACTGCGACGAGTTTCCACCTACCGCCGCTGTTCGGCTCGAACTCCGTTGTCACGCGACAGCCGGGTGGGAAAGGCGAGCCCGTTCGCTGCGTCTGCGTGGTTGACCCTTCTCGGTCCACCCCTGATGTCATTTCTTTCGCTCCACCCACACCATCCGGTCGACGTCTAACTGATGGGTTTCGACGTTCACGTTCTCGGCTCGCGCCGCCAGAGCTCCGATCGCCTGCATCGTCGAGTTGTACGCGGCTGCTGCTCGGTTCACGGCTGCCTGCGCTTCGTTGATCGTCTGCGCTTGGAGCTGCATCCCCAGTAACACGGCTCTCGTGGCGTCACAGACGGGAGAGGTCTCGTCCGGCTTGGGGTTGGGAAGCGGCCGGGGATCGGCGCGGCGACGATTGGTCATTCGGGCCTCGGCTTCTCGAAGAGGTCGAGCTGTAGGGGCTTCTTGAATCGGCTCTGATACCGGACCGCTAACGCATTCAGCTTTCGCTGCTGGGCGTCGATGGAGTGTTTGTATCGCCGCGCCTGCTCTGTATACTGCGACTCCGTCCAGTCCACCTCCCGAACGACCGGCGCGCGCTCGGCCGTAACCGCAATCTCTCTTTCGCGTGCGAAGACGCCGAACAGGGGAATCCGGTCGTCGCTCTTGAGGGCGCGCATCTGCTCCCACACCCATCGCGTGAGCAATATGGGGATGAGGGCGTTTTTGAGATCCTTGAATTGACGGAAGAGATCGTCCGAGATCTGCTGGCGCGTGAGCCCGCTGCTCACCTTTCGCAGGTAGTCCCGCGCCTTTTCGATCATTTCAGCCAGCGGTCTCGCCAAGGCCCTCTCCCCTAAACGATCTACTGACACGCTGCCCGCCGTGTCAGTGCCGTGTCAGTAACGTTAACGGTGCAGGGTGGAAAAACAGGCGGCGAGATCTCGATACACGGTCCGGGGCGAGATGCCCAGCCGAGTCGCGATCTCTTCGGGGGACAGCCCGTCTTTCATCCGGAGATCAAAGATTTGCTTCCGCCGGGCGGCCTTGTCCTTGTACCACGTGAACACCGAGCCGTCTGGCCGCCGCGTGGTGCGCGTGTCGTCGTCTTCCGTAACGTGAAATTCGCCCGGCCGGAGTCTCGTCATGGCGACGCCTCCGGAAATCGTCGCTGCATCTCCTCCGCGCAGTCATCGCGCTGCTGCTGCCAGAGTGCGGCCAGCTCATTGCACTCGTTGTACCAGTAGGCGAACTCTTCGCGGGTCCACTCATCCATCCGCGATTCCGCGTCCTCAAGTCGCTGTTGGCGCGCTTGCAGTATCACATCTACTGCGAGATTCAATCGTCTCATCGCTCGCGCACCCGTCGTTGATCGTTCTCGGTCTTCCCCTGATGCAGTTGTCTGCGCAGCGACTGCTCTGCCTCGTACGCGGTCCGCTCCAATTCTTCACGGAGCTTGTGCGTCATGCCCCGCATCCGAGGCTCTAAGTCTCGTTCAATGAACCGCGCTGCTCCTACCGTACGGGCGACGGTCTGAAACAGGGACTTGATGCCATCGGCGAGCTCCCGCTGCGATTTCATGGGACGAGCGCCTCAAGCATGCGGGACCACCACTTACCGCGATCGGTATCGCTTCGCGCCATCGTCACGAGGCGGTCGAACTCCCGGCCGGGTATCCGGTGCAAATACGGGATGGCATCGGCGACCCGCTGGCGTTCCTCAGCCGATGGAGTGTGGCCCAGGTCTTTGCAGAGGGCGTCGTAGTCGTCGAGCGTTGGACGTCTCATGGGATGGCACCGCCATCCCCGAGGCACACCGCGCGTTGCGCACCAGACTCACTCTCACCGGCGAGTCGATACGGCGCGTGCTGACTGTACAGTGCCGTACGCGCGACCACGAGCACCGTCCCGTCCACTTCCGTGATGATCTTCGCGTCTTCGTACATCCCGTCGTAGCCCACGACGCACAGGAGATCGGGCGGGAGTTTTTGGAGCTGGGCGATGACGTCGGCGACGGTCATGTGTTATCCCGGTATGTGGCCACGGCATTGCGACACTCGCGGCACAGCACGTCCCCCGCCAACTGAGGCCCGTAGCAGATAAAACAGAACCGGGCGAGCATCAGATTCCGCACGACCTCTCGACGCTGGGCCTCGTTCAGGGGTGGCATCGTCCGAACGGTTACTGATCCAGATGACGGAATGCAACCGTGGAGACTTTTTGGGATGGACCGAGAAGGGTCAACGGCAAGCCCCGAAGGGCGGGGGCCAGTCCGGCGCGCGTGACGGAACAGCGCTGGCCCCTCGACTCGATCCGTTCGTGTCGCCCGTTCCCATCTCGTCGTCGAGGCCGCGCGCGGCCCACGGGCTGGATTGAATGACCCGAATCTATCGTGGTCAACCGGTTCCGTCACCGTTACGGCTTAGGCCCATCGTCTGCCGCCACCGCTGAAACCATGGCGTCGCTGCCTGTAAACGCTGCTCTCGCAGGTCGTTCGGGAGTTCGGCGATCGACGAAAACACGGCCCCGCCCTTCCGCTCCGGGCAGTCCTCAGTTCCGCACCGCCATCGCCCGAATACGCCTGGGCGCCGCATCGGCCAGTGGCAGCGCCGGCAGACAGCTACGGTTTCGGCCATCTCCCGTCGCTCACCCCTTCCAGCGAGTCCCACTGGTGAAACCCCTTTGAGCACACGGTCCAGACGTAGGCCGGTCCCCCGGTCGGGGGGCTATTCGGGGCCACGAGGACCCGTCGAAATCGGGGCTTGACCTCGGTCGCCACGGCGCAGCGAAGGACGCCTAAAGCCGATTCTCCTTGTGTCGCCGGCCGCCACCCGAGATCGGACCGTAAAGCCCCCGTCGTGTCATTGACGGCGACAATCCCGCCCCAGTTGAGTACAGCCCCCGAATCGGGAGCGGACGCGGGCGGGGCTAGCCTGGCCGTTAGAGCCGCCGGGGATAATGGCGCGGTGTTCGCCGCCGATGCGGAAATGGCCGGCGCGCTGGCCTGGCTGGCCCCAGGAACGAGTTTCGGGGCCGTGGGCGAGCGAGAGAGTAGGGCCCCACCGATCGCGGCGCCTGCCACGGCTACGCTGGCGCCCAGTTGGACCCACTGCCGCGTGGTGAGGGCCATCTCAGTCGATCCCTAGGCGGAAGGACAGCCAGAGCGGCAGGAGGTCGACGTGTGCGAAGATCCCGCCGCCGTACCCCGCATGCGGCGTGATCTGGAACTGAGCCCCGATCCGCCAACGGCGCGGGTCAAAGGCCCACTCGCCCCAGAGTGTCAGCCACTTGCCACGGCCGATGCGGAACCCCAGGCCGTCGCGAGTTCCCTCGTCCATGAACTGGGTGGTGTTCCACCCGATGGCGATGTCTTTGTCCATCTGGTCGGCCATGTCCTTCATGGCTTTCCCCCGAGATGAGAGAGCACGCTGTACAATAGGGCCAACGCCCCGATGGCGCCTAGGAGATAGCCCCAGCCGGCGTTGAGCCCTGCCGACCGTCCCCCGCCCGATGTCACCGTCTTGGTGAGTTCGTCCACTTTCCGGTCGACGCCGTCGATTCGGATGTTGGTCTCGCCTTTCTCGGCCTTGGTGTCGATGACGTCGTTCAACTGGCCTCTAAGCTCGTTGACGCCGGCCAGCTCTCGCTTCCACGAGTCGCGGGCGACGCGCAATGCCTCTTCCTGGGCGTTGAATCGTTCTGTGTACCGCCGGTCCCGCTCGTCGTAGAACTTCTCGTATAAACGACTGCGCTCCGCATCCCATTGGACACGGAGCGCATCGACGCTGCTCGGATCGTCAGCGGGCATCCAAGAGAACTTAGCCCCGCTTGAAGGCTCCCGCCTTGGTGGCGCTGGCCGCCGTGCTGCTCGCGCCGGGGATGGTCGCCAGGGCGGTCTGTGCCGCCGTGACCTGCGTGTTGACCGCCGACACGAACGACTGGACCTGGGCCGCCGGGAGGCCGACGCCCGTCGGGGCCGGGAGACCCGTGACCAACGTCTGAATCTGAGCCAATGCCGCGTCGACGGCTGCCGTGGCCGGAGTACCCGGCGTGATCGTTGCGACCGTCGTCCGGGCCGAGGCCAGGAGCGGGGTCACAGCCGCGACGACCGTAGCGACTTGTGCATCCGTGGCATCGCCGGTCGTTGGGAGGGCCGCGACGGCGCTCGAGACGCCCGCCAGCGCTGTCTGAATCTGGGCGCTCGGCGTGCCGCCGGTCGGGGTGAGCGCCGCCACAATGCTCTGGGCCGTGGCCAGTTCGGCTTGCACGCTCGCCGTGAGCGCCTGGAGCTGCGCGGGCGTGGCACCGCCGCCAGATGATGCGGCATTGGCGACGAGCGTCGCAATGTTCGTGAGCACCGTACCGAGCGTCGTGATGGCGGTGGTGAGATCGTCGACTGCAGACATAAAGCGGTCCTCAGAGTGGGAAGAACGATGATCGTGGATATGGAGATGGAGGGTGATTTCCATGGGGACGAATCTGTTACTGAACCGGCGGGGGAGCCGAGGGCGCGACGACCGTTCCGTTCACGACCGTCCAGCCCGCGGTGACGAGCTTCGCCCAGTAGAACTGTCCGTCGACGATGTCCTCGTGCGGCATCCCGTTGCCCTGGGAGTTGTGGTAGAGCCACTGGGCCGCGCTCACGCTCCCGAGGAGCGCCGCGTTATATGCGTCTTGAGACTGGATGTCGCGCTCGGCGTTCTTGTTGCCGAGGAGGGCCAAGATCTGCGTCGCGATCGACGCGGCCGTCGATAATGCGCCCGCCAGGTTGGCGTTACTGAGGAGCGCGATCAGCTCTTGGATGATCGTTGCGAGAGTGCTCATGAGATCACTTGGGTGGGATGTTCGCACTATTGAGGCCAGACGTGACGGCACCGGCATAACTCTCGATCCGGCCCATCCAATCCCGCAAGCCCGCCGCACCCAGAATGATGCCCAGCGCGGTGATGATCTGGACGACCGTCGGCGGGGTGCCGTTGATCCACGCGGTGGCGAGCGGGACGAGCGTCGCCAGCACGG